ATTATTAGCCGCATTTAAGCCCACCTAATAATTAATATACTATTCGATAGACTAAACAATACGTAAGACCTACCTGTCCAAGTATAGGCCCATAGAATTATCAGTAGGCCAACTGATAGTAATATGCACCCTAGAAAATGTACAGCCTCTATGTGATAATGTTTAGCTTATAATTAAGCCTAAACTTTATAGGAGGAACTATTATGGCTTTTAAAACCGCAACAGGTTACGGCAATTTACCTAATGGTAATTTTAGTCCAGTAATCTACTCCAAACAGGTACAGCTTGCTTTCCGCAAGTCTACTGTAGTAGGAGATATAACTAACTCTGATTATTTTGGGGAGATTTCTGCCCAAGGTGATACAGTGAAAATTATCAAAGAACCTGAAATTTCTGTCTCGGAATATGCGAGGGGTACACAGGTTACAGCACAAGACCTTGAGGATGAAGATTTCTCACTCGTTATTGATAAAGCCAACTACTATGCTTTTAAGATGGACGATATAGAGGAAGCACACTCACATATAAACTTCATGGATTTAGCAAGCAACCGTGCTGCATATCGTTTGGCTGATCAGTATGACCAAGAAGTTCTTGGGTACATGTCTGGTTACGCACAAAGTTCTTTGCATAGCCAAGCTGATGGCCTTAACTCAACTGTTAATGGTACTAAAGCTGTGTCTACTGCAGGTTCAAATGAACTGCTTTCTTCAATGCAGCTTCATAAAGGTGACTTTGGAAACATTACAACGTCATCTGCAGCTACTCACTCAATTCCTGTAGCAGCACGTCTACCAGGTGCAACAGCACTACCAACAGCAACTGTTTCTCCTGCGATGATTATATCACGCATGAAACGTTTGCTAGACCAACAGCAAGTTGACTCACAAGGTCGATGGCTTGTAGTAGATCCAGTATTCATGGAAATCCTAGCTGATGAAGACTCACGTTTTATGAACGCTGACTTCGGTGAATCAGGTGGACTACGTAATGGTCTAAACATCAATAACTTTCACGGTTTTCGTGTCTATACGTCTTCCAATCTACCTGCCCTTGGCACTGGACCTGGAACAACAGGCACAGCTAACCAGTTAACTAATTTGGGAGTTATTGTTGCAGGACATGATTCTGCTGTTGCAACTGCAGAGCAGATCAATAAGACAGAAACATATCGTGATCAAGACAGCTTTGCTGACATTGTTCGTGGTATGCATTTATACGGCAGAAAGATTCTTCGTCCTGAAGCAATCGTAACTGCTCGTTATAACGCAGCGTAAGGGAGGATATAACTTATGGCTACTTTTGATATGACTCTCGCTTCTACTGCAGGTGTTGGTGCAGACGTTCTTGCAGTTCCAACTGTAATAGGAAATACAGTACGCACTATGGAGGCAATCTTAGATATTGATGCTATGATTACTGCAGGTGCTACTATTGCAGACGGTGACGTTTTTCAACTACTAGAAGTTCCTGCTGAATCCATTGTGATTGCTGCAGGTGCTGAAATTATGAAGTCTTTTACTGCAAGTTGTACTTGTAATATTGACTTTGGTGGTGGAGATGACATCATTGATGGTGCAGCACTAGATGCTGCAGCAGGTACATACCTTGCAAAAGGTACTAACGGAGAAGCTAACATTGTTAATACAGGTGCTGCTTCTACGTATGCCGCAGAGTCTTTGGCTCTTGTGGGTGCTGCAGATACCATTGATGTTACAGTCGCAGGTGCTGCTGCTGCAACTGGACGCTTACGTGTCTATGCAGTAGTTGTGGATGTTTCTGCTGCACAGACAGAAGCTGCAGTCGCACAACGTGACTTAATATAAAATAACTTTGGGGGCTGACTTAGGTTGGCCCTCTTAGCTTATCTAAAGGAAAAAATATGGCTTTGACATTTCTCTCATTAACTAATGATGTTATCACACGCATGAATGAAGTAGTGCTTACATCTACTACATTTGCTAGTGCTAGAGGAGTTCAAGTACAATGTCAAAATGCTGTTAATCAAGCTATTAGATATATAAATCAAAGAGAGTTTGGTTATTCTTTTAATCACGCCTCTAATAGCTCTACATTAACTCCAGGTGTAGTAAGGTACAGTTTACCTACAAGCACCAAATCAGTAGACTATAATACTGCAAGAATTAAAAAAGATGATGATATTGGTAACTCTGGTAATAATTTAACTGCACTTAATTATAATGAATATATTCAAAAAGAATATGCTAATCAAGAAGACGAAATAGAATCAACAACTTTAAATGGATCACACTCAAGTTCTGTAGAAACTCTTACCTTAACATCTACTACAGGCTTTGCTACATCAGGTAAAGTGTACATTGGCGGTGAACAAGTTAGTTACACTGCTATCTTAGGTAATGATCTTACAGGCTGCACTAGAGGTGCTAATAGTACAACTGCTGCTACACACGCAGATGGTACAACAGTAACACAGTTTGATAATGGTGGCGTACCTAGAAACATAGTACGTACTCCTGATAATAATTATTTACTTTATCCTTTTCCAGATAAACAGTATACACTTGCATTTGATTACTTTACATTTCCATCTGATCTATCTGCACATGGAGATACTACAAGTATACCAGACAGATTTGGTCCTGTAATTGTAGACGGTGCTACAGCTTTTGTGTATCAGTATCGTGGTGAGATGCAACAGTATCAATTAAATTTTGGTAGGTTTGAGCAGGGCATTAAGAATATGCAGAGCTTGCTTATCAATAAATATGAGTATGTAAGATCAACAGTTCTTATAACTCCTAGAGGTTCTGCTAACTTTATGTCAGGAGTTATTTCGTAATGCCAGATTATTCTCAGGCTCAACCTGCAGCATTTAACTGTGAGGGCGGTTTAGTTTTAAATCGTTCTACCTTTTTAATGCAACCAGGAGAAGCATTAGAGTTAGAAAACTTTGAGCCTGACATTGAAGGTGGTTACAGGAGAATAAACGGTTTTCGTAAATACGTAAATCAACAAGTACCTCAGACCTCTAGTTCTGATGAAAAAATACTTATGGTTGCTAACTTTGCAGATAAAATAGTAGCAGCTAGAGGTGAGAAAATATTTAGTTCTGCGTCTACTGAAATTACAAATAAAGTTGCATCTGGCACAGGTATGACAGGATCGGGAACTTTAAACGTAGACTCAACAACAGGTTTTTCTTCTAGCGGAACATTACAAATAAACGATGAGTTATTTACATACACTGGTATTACTGCTAGTACTTTTACAGGTGTAACTCGTGCTACGTCAAGTACAACTGCTGCTGATCATGCTGTTGACGATGCAGTGTCAGAGTCTTGGACTGAACGAGATACTGGAAGAACTAGTGCAGGTAAGTATAGTTTTGAAAGATATAACTTTGACGGTACTGAAAAGATTATTGTTGTAGATGGTGCAAATGCCCCTACTATTTTTAACTCTTCTTTATCAGCAACAGATGTAAGCGAAAGTTCTGTTGCAGGTTCTACAATAGTTGTAGCTTTTAAATCTCACATGTTTTATGCAGGTAAGTCTACTACGCCTCAGACCTTAGTGTTTAGTGAACCTTTTAATGAAGATGGTTTTACAGGAGGTCAAGGTGCAGGTACTATTAAAGTAGACGATAACATTGTTGGATTAAAAGTATTTAGGGATTCTTTATTTATATTTTGTGAAAATAGAATATTTAAAATGGTAGGATCTACTCTTAGTGACTTTGCTATACAGCCAGTTACTAGAGACATTGGTTGTGTTAATAAAGATACTATACAAGAATTTGCAGGTGACTTGTTGTTCCTTGGTCCTGATGGACTTAGGACTGTTGCTGCTACTGCAAGAATTGGTGATACGGCTCTTGGTGCTATTACACAAAATGTACAGTCTATATTTGATGTTAATATTAAAGACTCAACAGTATTTGAAAGTGTAGTCATACCAGATAAAACACAGTACAGAATATTTTTCTCAAAAGTAGGACAGGGTGAAAAAATAACAAAAGGTATTATTTGTGTTAGAAGAGCAGATAAATTTGAATTTGCTGAAATACGTGGGGTAAAACCTTCAGCTACAGATACTTTAGTTGTTGATGGAGATGTTAGAGTTATACATGGTGACTTTTCAGGATATGTTCATAGACAAGAAAAGGGTAATACCTTTGATGGAACAGCAATACTAGGAAGATACAGAAGTCCAGATTTAAGTTTTGGAGATACTGGTGTTAGAAAACACATGCAAAGAGTTAT